GCAAATTGTTCTTCAGGGGTTAATGTGGGTTGGGTATTAGGTGACAGTGCTGCAGCCTCATCAAAACCACTATCAAATGCTGCTGTGTCTTCTGCAGGATTGAAATTGAATGTTGGCCGGTCGAAGAGATTTGCATCTGTTCCCATAATGGAATCGTTGAACTGACTTTGCTCTGCTTCCCTGTCTGCTATTGTGGCTTTAGCTGCATCCTTATCTGCACCAATCCTGGTGTTAAGCTGGTCCATGGCTGCAGCGTTATTTTTGTCCGCAAGAGCAAGGGTGTTATCAGCCTGTTCTCGTATGGATTCCATGCTATTCGAGTGATTGGCCGAAATCATGTCCATCTGGTCAAGAAAATTATCCTGTCTTGCTTTTTCCGCAGCTGCTCTGTCCTCTGCGGCTATTCCTCCTGCTGCTTCACCCTGGGCGTAACCTGATATCATGTCACCAGCCGATGTTACCAATGCGCCTTGTGCGGTATCTGAGACACCGCTTAACAAGCTGGAGCTACTTCCTGATGAAAGGCCCTTCTCTGCCGCGGCAAGTTTTGTTGAATCACTGGCAAGGCTTGCATTTGCTGCATTGGAAGCATTTGCTGTATTGGCTGCACCAGCAGCAAAACCCGCAAAACCACCGGCAACCGCTCCACCAACCGCACCCCATAGAGCGCCTTCCCCGATATCTCCCCCGGTAACGGCTGCACCAATGGCCCCGACTGCAGCGCCAACCACGGCACCTACAACGACACCTACAACTACGGCGGTAATACCGGTAACTGCAATTGCTGTCACTACCGCACCAGCTGCAAAATAAGCGGCTCCTGCCGCTATGATAGGTATCAATACAGGCATATTATAATTCCCCTTTAATAATGTTCTGGATTTCTTCGTCATTGCTCTGATAAATTGTCACATCCAGCAATGCCCCATTCTTTTTCATGGATTTTGTCATTACACCTACACGATGCAATCCACATGCTACTGCATAGATACCCGCTGCCCTGTTACCTTCAGGAACATGAGTAATAAATTTCCTGGCACCTTTTGTTTTGATCATCCAGATACAAGCCTCGCGGGTGAGATTGATTTTCTCCCTCCCTGAAAGGCCACTGTTTTTCCTAATTGCGGTATGAATGTCGTACAAAACACCATTTTGGCGGTTAAAAGTGTGGATCATCTTTCCTGGTACCGGGGCCACGACCACGATATCAGGACGGGCAAGCAGGTTTTTCACATATGCCGCCATCTTTCCCCTTTCTGTCCCGTCCTCTGAACAAGCCCCGAAAACATCAGCGTCGAGCATCAGGGCTGTAAGCCACTTGGCGTCATTTTTATCGCATTGTTTCATTAGGCTTCCGTATCCTCATATGTTGCGCCAAAGACCTGACTGATATTATTCATATCCTGGTCAAAGATTTTGTTTATCCTGAGAATGGCCGCGTTTTTTGCATCGGCATCAAGATTAGGATCGAGCATTATGTTTTGGACAGTAAGTTCGTAGTTGTACGCCATTTCACCCATGACGTTTGCAAGTGAATCTCTTTGACCAGCATTCAACTGCGCCTGAGTTGACGCCATATTGAACTGATTGTTCATGGAATCCCTGATAAGGGCCTGCTGTTCAGAATACTGCTGCATGATAGCGGCGTTCTGTTCCTGAGTTGTCCTGTTTGCTGATTCAAGTTTGTTTTGGAGGATAGAAAGATTTTGGCTACTCATAGATTCAAGACCGGCAAGCTCTCCGCTTATCCTTGCTGACTGTTCCCTACCAGCTCCATCAATTGCTGCTTGCTGGTTTCTGGCATCGGACGTGTAACCTTCCTGCTGGGTAGTCTGTGCTCCAGATATGTTGGCGTTTTGGGTATTAAGAGCGCCCTGAATAACAGCCTTTTGCGCCGTTGAATCCCATGACTGCCCTGCCCTTTGAGCTTCAAGGCTGCTGTTAATCTTCGCGGTCTGTTCTGCAAGGGAACTCTGTATTTCACCTGTTTGGATTTTACCCTGGGCGTCATACGTGGCACCCTGTCGATTCAAATCACCTGTTGCCTGTGTGGTTGCATCAGGTGTTGCTATCCTTATGGCATTGTCTGCAAGGACAGCTTGCCCGATGGTCGCACCCATAGAGGTATTTGCAAGGCCCCGGCTGTTGGAGTCTGCCAGGCCGTTTGCCTTCATTCTCTGGTTCAGGGTATTGTTCGGATCCTCAAGCAGACCGGCAACACGGTTTTCCACAAAAGCCCCATCACTGAGGAAATTGTTTGATGTTGCAAAGTCCGGGGTTTGCTGGCTGATGTTCGCACCAACTGCAGAGGCGTCAATTTCTCGACCATCAAACGTCAGGTTCTGCGCTGCAGTAGGATCGTAGTCCAGAAGGCCGCTATCGATAGATCTTGCATTGAAATTTGTTGCTGGTGCCTGATACCCAATATTACTGGAATCAAGCTCTGGTTTTGTTATGGCTACGTCTGGTGACGTATATTCGTTGAGTTGTGGAGGTGGTTGGGTTGTTGGGGTAGTTGGATTGGATATGTCAGTAGATAAGTATGCCATCCGTCCTATTGCTCCTTGTTTCCTGGTTGGAATTTCAATGGTGGAGTTTTAGTGCCTTAACGCTAAGACCCAACCTATAGTGTATATGTAACATATTACACCCTATAGGTGGTATAGCAAGGTGAAAAAACAGGTGATTTAAGGTTATTTATTCTCCGTTTACCACCAGCGCATCATGTGCGACCTTTGCAGTTTGAAAGATATAAAAGGAATCACGCCAGGCTTTACCGACTTCAGTTGCAACCTCCATTGCAGAATCAAAAGAGAGACTTCTTGGAATATTGTCTATGTCGGTGATATACACACCCACCTCACCAAGTCGCGTGGCCAGCCTCACAGCGCCATCAATCGCCATTGCTGAATCTTGGCCACCATTAAACGTAAAGGTACCCTCGGCAATAGTTACCTCTACATGAGCCTCAGAATCTGCCAAGAATTTTGATGTAAAGGCATTTTCTCTTGCTTCCTGGGTTTCCTTCAGTAACTCTTCTGATTTCTCGTTGGCAAGTAGAGCTTCAATTTCTATCTGTGTCTTCGGAGTAAGCACACCATTAGGACAGGTATACATCCTCACGTCTGTAGTATAAGGGGGAGGTACTGACCAGTCTTGGGGGGTACAGGTTCCTGTAAGCTCTCCTGGCTCAGTTGCTTTACGTCCGTACCCTGTTACTGTTGTTTCATCCGTGTATGCAAAATTCATATAATCACCTATCTTTTTAATTCTATAGAAGCCAAACTAATATTAGCATTATCATATGTAGTTGATTCTGCTTTCAAATACCACCCATTAAGGAAAGTGCCCTGAATCCATTGTATACCCACACCAGCACTACCAACCGTTCCAATTGAGTTTGTACCATCTGCTGATATATGTATCCTTGGGCTGTCTGTCGCTACTCCAGGCGTGAGCATGCCAGCACCAACTCTAGTAGGTGGGCAATATGCATCAAAGGTATATTGGGTAAAGGTTGTAGGTACAATAGCAGAAGCTATTACAGTCTTTGTCATATCAGAGAAGTACATTTTATCCTTCTCAAACTCAAATAGAATTAAGTTTCCTGAAGCATCTGTAGTTACAAACCCATTCCACCGTTTCTTGCCTACAATATGACTGCCATTAACATCTGTATCAAACTGAACAGAACCACCTTCAAGTACGAAGTGGTTGTAGACCTTATTGATAACAATGGCTGAACCATCAGCTACCCATGAGGCAATATTAGCTTCAACAAAGTTAACTGCCCCTGTGGTTGATCGTGTGATAACCGTGGTGTTATCGTCACCAGCAAAGCATGTACCGGCATTGACAGTAATAGAACTTGCGGACAAGTAGCTCCAGTCAAGCCCTATCATGTTTCCTGTAAGAATTGCTGTTGCTGTTGGTTCCAATTTTGGACGATACCCTGCTGAAATAGTAAGCACCGGATTAGCAGGGTCAGTAATATCCACATCAATCTCATCTGCAGTACCAGTTATGCTTTCAACACCACCAGAAGGTTCCAGTAATACAAACCCATCAAGAGTAGCGTTCACAGTCGGTACCTGCCCAACCAATCCGGTAGAAGGGTCAGGAATAAGCGCAAGTCTCGCAACCTGAGTATTGCCCTCGGCTAAAACTCTCGCGTCCTGGGTATCACCTTCAGCCAAAACCCTCGCAACTTGGGTGTCCCCTTGAGCAATGACAGCCGGTTCAACTCCAAGTATACTGGTAGCCGCTGTTTCTGCTGCTGTTTTGGCTGTTTCTGCTGCGATTTTATCGGATGCAGTAGCTATGGCATCGGCTGCCGTTGCTGTTTTATCAAGGCCCGTTTGAACCCTATCGGCTGCCGTGGCTATTGCGTCAATGCTAGTTTGCGCTCTGTCGGCTGCCGTTGCTGTTTTATCAAGGCCCGTTTGAACCCTATCGGCTGCCGTTGCTGTTGCATCAGCACCAGTGGAAATTACATCAAGTCCAGTTTGAACCCTATCAACTGCCGTCGCTATTGCATCAAGGCTCGTCTGAGTGCTATCGGCTGAAGTTGCCACAAGGTCTGCTGCTGTGGCAACGGCGTCAAGTGCTGTCTGTGTCGCGCTTGCGGCTGCTGCGTCCGCGTGGATCTGCACCAGTGCTTCAACTTCACTAAACTGTCCGGCGAAAGCTGCAGTAGCCTTGAACTTTGTACCATCATAGAGAAATGAGCATATCTGATTGACTGCAATATCTCCATTTACAAGTGGCACCCCATCGGCCCTGGTGAGGCTCTTCACACCAAGCCCGTTAAGGTTTATCGTCGATGCACCAGTGTTCCCATTGATTGCTTTAAAAGTTACTGCCAATCCATCACGGTAAGATACTGGCGCCACTGGAAGTGCTACGACATAGGCGTTTGCAACACCCGTATCGGTACCGAAACCAATACCGCCGCCTAACGCCTGCTCAACTGAAACAGCATGCTCTTTTTCTGTCGGCGCTCCAACTGCTACAGGGTCAGAAAAACCTTTCAGTGAAGGATGAGGGGCGGGTAGTTTCTCCATCCCTGCGACAACACCATCAAACCTGGCGTTTACATCTTCTGCCCTGGCTTTTGTTCCTGGCACCAGTTTTGTATTATGTTCAAAGTAATCATTTGCCATTTATTTATGCCTGCCTTCCTAGAAAGTTAAAGTAAGTAAAAACCCCGTTAACGATGTGCTGTGGAGTGGTTGTATTTGTGGCATTGAAATAAAGCATTAAGCCCACTTCTGTGGAAACACCGTCCATCCTTCCTGAAGCTGTACCGCCCCCTCCTGTACCAGCATTAGAACTATCCCAACTGAACAAGTTCCAGCTTGAAATGTCCCATACACCAGTTCCAGATGAGCTTTCAGAGACATCAACAACATTATGCGCTGGTATCTCTGCTTTATTGAATGAAAAGTCAGGAAGGTATGCCAAGTGAAGTGCGTTACCTCCGAGCTGTTCGACTTCAAGCACAATCTCTCTGTATCGCTTTTTCCTCTTGGGTGTTCCCTGGTGGGCGTATGGCAACCGGCAATAGGCAACCATTGGTTCATGGTCCAGGCTCAAACCCGAGTCCATTTTGTAAATGTATCCATCATCAGAACCAAAATAGATGTTTTCCAATTCATCATCGGCCCTCTTTGGCGCTGAAATACACCGAACGATAGGGTCATAATGAGCTTGTGTGAATTCTGGTTTACTTCCGTTAAATGTTGCGGTTATCCAATACCCATCATCAAAGAAGATTCTGTATTGATTCTTGTTGGCAACTGCCACGGATCCACATGACTTCCTCTTTTTCATATCAATGAGTGATTGTATCCCACTACTAACAGTGCCACTTTTAAAGCTACCGAATTGATTAGTTGCTGAAAAGTCGGCTAGGCCAGTTTTGTTAAGGTAGACTATCCTCCCGACATTCTGGACAGTTCCAGTAATTCCACCGGAAACTTTGGTGTGTGGTCTTAAAATCCATGAACCGACACCAGTACCCTCAAGAATATGAATAGAGTCTTTGCACCAAATACCAAGAACGCCACCTGGCAGACTCATTGTATCGCCCAACTCTTCACCCATACCAAGCTCACCGGCATCAACAACAACAGACCATACTCCTGTCGGGTCTGTTGGGGGGGAGTGCTGCAAAGAGCCATTGGGAAAACCAAAGAACAAGTGCTTTGCATGTTCGCAGACACTTATAGGGGCATCAACAGCCATTCCCGTTGTTATCTGTGTGAATGTGGTTCCATCGAATTGAAACCCTTTATTAACACTGTCACACCCGTACATCATTATTGTACTGGTAGAACCGCCGAAGTTTGTGTTTTCAAATTTATATTTTCCTCCTGGCAATAGGGTTGGAGTTGTTACAACAGCCCATCCGGTCACAGGATCCTCTTTATACATAAGGCACTCGGTACCAGGTTCGTTATCCCTGAAAGCGTAAAGAGTACCATTGTATCGCCAAACACCGCGAATACTTCCACCTCCAGGTACCTTGACAACCAGGCCCCGGAAAGATTCAACAGCCAGCCAGTGGCAATACAGTTCGTGGCTATCTACTAATTCAGTGTTTGGAGTAAATGCTGTGGTTACGGTTGCAACAGAAACAGCACTGACGAGAAGGTCTTCACCATCAACGAATTGCCCTGAAGTTAAAAGGAAAACTCCGGTACCTGCAGTATCTTCAAGTATTCCTTCCCCATCAAAATCGACAAGCCCTGAAAGAAGAGAGGTTCCAGTAGCACCCGAAACACTCCCCTCAACCAAAGTTCCAGCCACTACTTCCCCGGCTGGATCGTCAAATTCAAGGTATTGAAAAACTGCTTCACTCGGGATTCCCTGACCATCTATCCTTTCAAACCCATCAATAGGCTTTGCTCCACCCGATGGCGCTATCTCGTACCTGAAACAGTCAAGCATTTTACCTGGGGATATCTGGTACGGTGGAGTGACAAGATCCAGCCCACCACGTACAGGAAAATAATGCTCCTCGGGTTCTTTTACCCTTGGTTGTCTAGTTCTCCTGGTCATGCTATCGGGCTCCCTGGTATGCCGAATTGTTGCCCGTACCTGTTGTCCAGGGCTGTTATCATTTCTTCATACTGAAATTCAGCTTCATCAAGCAGGGCTGGCGCCCCATCATGGAAGGCGTAAAGGTACAGGCCGCCCCACTTAATGATTTCCTGCCATGCCTGATTTGTTGGCATTGCCGGTATATCACCATTTGCAACCAACCGTTGTGGCGCCTTGTAATATCTGAGGATAATGGTGTATTCATCATCAGGTATTGGATGCAGCATAAGGGCATTGGTAACAGGATCAAAAAAAAGATATGCTGGATCCGTTGGAGTCTGCAGGCCCTTCCTGTAATTCGTCCACCATGTCCTGTGAAGCATTGTCCCGATATCCCTTTCACCGGCCACACCATCGGCTGTCTTATAAATAGAGGCGCCTTTAAACAGCCAGCGTTCAACGTCTGTCAGGTTCAACTCAACAAGTGGATATGATCTCTTGTTTGCTGATGTGGTGAAAGAGAATTCCTTTTCCATCCACGGCCAGTCAGTTCTGTGTTGTTGGACATTTATCCACGCTTGCCTGATCCATCCAACCATTCGTTTTTCGATACCGGTTGCTGTTGCGACGTTCAACGGGCCGGTGCCTGATAGCCCGGTTTCCTCCCAAGCGTCACCGACAATCTGTAGAAATGTTCTCATGGAGCCCCTTATTTATTAGAAGTGGTATTCGACTATGGAAAATGGGTACATTGGAACTTCACGCGATTCCATGGTTTTGGGGTCATATACTGTTTTCATCGCATTTTGCAGTGACGTAAGGATAGGCATAGATACCCTTACATTCACATTTCTCATAATGCGATAAGGGACAAACTGAACACTACCGACAATTGGCTGCGTGTCTTTTTCGTCCTCCTGGACGTTAATTGTCACTGCAACCGGTTTTGGTTTTGGCTTGGTTTCCTCAACGATTGTTCCTTCGGCACCCTCGACACCTTCGTCCTGGTCGTCGTCTTCGTCCAAGTCTGGTTCAACGTCGGCAAGAGTGACACCTGTTTCCTCTTTGTATATCTCTCTGAAGCGGTCAATAACCGTCTCATCTTTCGCCTGATGAGAGATTTTCTTTCCGAAATACTCGAGCGCAAATTTGCGAAGTGCATCAGCACCCGCACCAAGGTCAATATATGGGAGATTTGTTGGTTCAATCATTGTCTTGCTCACTTATTGTTTTATTTATTTAGAAAAAAAACGCCTGGCCCGATATGAGCCAGGCGTTTTTTAGATATACAGGATCACCTACCTGCTACAGATTGGTTACAGCAACTTCTAAACGGACCATCCAAAGCTGGTTCAGAATGACGTTTGCATCCCACATCTTCCAGGAGACAAAGCCCCACTGTCCGAGAGGATCGGTCTTGTCTGCTTTGTCAGGATTAACTACCTTTGGAGTAATGGCAGACTTTCCTTTAAGGGGTACGTGTGCGTAGGAGTTCTTGGCGGTAATGACGATTGGATACACATCGGCAAGGGTGCCGGTGGTAGACTTCATCAGGCCCTTTGCACCACCACCATCTTCCCAAGGCTCAAGGAGCGGGGAAGTAATGAAGCGAACTTTTCCCACGGAACCAAGTTCCTCGGGGCAAAGTGGCTGGCGGGTGCCGTAATCAGCAACCTTTTTGAAGTTTGTGAGGTTTTCCAGGTCATAATCACAATCGGTGTGACAGAACGCGATAAAACCACCGTCAACAGATACCGTCCCGTAACTCGGGGAGGAAGACATCATCTGAGTTACTTTTTTTGCTCTCTGAGAATTGAGCAACCTTACAGCACCCTTGATGAGTGAGTCAGTAACAGGGGTATTCACATCGGTACGGGCTGCACCATTCGCATATGCAACGGAAGTACCACCTTTAAGAGTTCCCCAAAGCAGCATCTCCTTGGTTTCCCCGGCCTGCTCACCACAAAGTTCAGTTGCATCAGCAAGAACGGGATCTTCAGCAAGATCGGCAATCTTGTCAGTGATTTTAGTCCAATCACCGTACTGCAGCATCGCTACCGGAACGTCTTCATAAGACATGGTTTTACTTGCAGGGGTCACACCCTCGGTGAGAGGCGTAAGGGCTGGAGCAAAAGGAACAGGCCGACGAAACTTCATGTTATCGGCTTTGTTCTTTGGCATTTCTTTAGTCAGTCCAAATTTTGACAGGACAAGTACAGCCTCTGCGTAATCCAGCATATCAACAACGGCATGTGCTGCGGTCCGTTGGCTTAAATCTCCATATTCAGTCATGGCTTAATCCTATTTGTTCGATCCAGGTGTTATGAATACATCCGGGACCGTTGTTTTTCCTTCTTACGGGCTGCAGCATCGAAGGCGTCATCGAAATCGTCCGACAATGCATCGTTCTTTGCTGTACGCCCAACTGTTTTGGAAGAAATACCGGCGCTTCTTTGCAGCGCTTCTTTTCTCCGCTGGTTGATAAGCTCAACTTCGCTTTTGCCTTTGTTTGCAGGAGGTGTTTTCCCCCACCCGGTTTGTTCCTTGAAAGTATCAAGGACCTTGGTTGCATCTGCGGCATGGTGGCTTTTTATCTTTGCTTGAATCTCTGCCGGGGCATTAACTCGCCACTTTGCGAACTCTGGACTTACCTTGATCTCGTCAACATCCCTGTGGGCGTCTCTGAGGTCTTCAAACTGTTCCGCTTTGTAGGTGAGAATTTTATCTTCAACCAGGGTGTCTTGAGTGGTCGTAACCCTCTCAACCTGGCCAGAAACTTTCTCAACCTTCTTTTTCACAGAATTTAGGCGTTTATCGACGATGGCGGCCATTTCCGGGAACTCGCGGTTAAACTCTTCCCAATCTTCGTCTTCGTCTTCGTCAGAATCCGCGTCACCTGTATTTTCTTCCTGAACTTTAGGCGGCTCATTAGCGGCCCTCTGCTCAACAAGTTTTTTTGTCAGGGCAGATACTCGCCCCCGCTGACTACGCTCACTCTGCTTTAGCTTCTCAAGTTCTGCTTTGGTCTTTTCGAGTTCTGCGGAAAGATCTACTTCAGGTTCTTCAAGGGCGGCTGGATCTGCTGCGGCCTCATTGAAAGCATCATCGAAGTCCTTTTCCTCTTCATTGGCATTTTCCTCCCCTACTTCTCCTGGGTATTGGTCCTGGTTGTTGGCCTCTGACTGCTCGGCCTTTTCCTGGAATGCTGCGTCGAACTCTGCTGTGTCTTCTGCTTCTACTTCAATTTCGTCTGGCATTGTTTCAAGCTCCATGCTGCGTCCCATGGGAGGCAGCGGCTTTGGTTATACTTCTTCACCACCAAACTCCAGGAGGCTATCAAGGGCATCGAGCGCCCCTCTTGCGTACTGGGTTTGTCCGTGGTCTGTTTTTCTATTCCTGAGAGTGGATTGATAGTCCGTCTCTTTCAGTCGTTCGATTTCCTGCTTAACTGCCTTCCATGTGGCCCCATCACGATCAACCTTGAATTGGTGGTTATCGTCCCTGGCAAGTGCGTCAATGAGCTTCGACCGTTGTTCTTCATTCAGCATCATCTTTGGTGGTGGCCCGTATATGTTCCCGCTTCCGCTCATCAACTTGTCTCCTGCTTATTTCGTCCACCAGTGCAAAGTGGGCTTTTACTTCTGCGTCTGTCTTTGTGAATTTAAAAGGATCCCTTTCAGCCTTCGTGGAAACAGGCCGATATACTGTCTCCATGAACGCTTGCATGATTAAAGCCCCGATCCAGTTTCAAGTTTGACCTTGAATTCATCAGCCATTAGCGTTCTATCGGCCTTGCTCTTTTCATGGATCTTTTGTAAGTCCCCGGCAATCTTGCTAAGAGAAATCTCCTTAACCTGTGCCAGCTTCAACATTTCTGTTTCCCTGGCACTATCTGCAAGCATGGCTTTAAACTGCCTGTCGGCTGCAGACTCCTGTAGTTTTTCTTGGTGGAGCTTATAAGCCAGGTCGTTCTTCATCTTCTGAACTTCCAGGCTATTGTTTCCAGGCTGCGGCTGTGCTGCTTGCGCTTCCTGCTGCTCTTTCATGAACTTGTCGTATTCTGCTTTGGTCTTGATCAGTTCATTTGGATCATGCTGCATGGATGTGACCAACTTCTTGATTGTTTCCTCGACATTCACCCAACCGGCAAAAGCGGGCGTCATGAGGAAGTTAACCAGGTTCAGCATGTTTCTTGATTGCGTTTCCTTCTGCAGTAAAGCCGTTGATCCTTTCGCCTGTGGGGAAAAATCGCCCTTGATATCGTTTCTCGGGTTGTTCTGCATATTCCAGTCATAGGCCCTGGTAATATTAGGAATTGTGATGTTATCGTCCCAATTCTTGACGGCCCGGCGCATAACGATATTATGGTTGTTCATCAGCATTTCCATACCGTGTGCCGTTTGCGTCTGTGTTGGTCCTGATTCCCCTTCCGCTACTGGTGGAATTCCGCTTTCTTCGTCTGCCATCTGTCTTGCCATGTTGAAGATAGCGGCCAGTTCGTTCTGGTGATTAGGGAACTCGAACACATGAAAAGCGTCTTGTGCCTTTGAGTTCTTATCCTTCATCAGCCATTGTTTGAGCGGTGTTATGTCCCATGAAATAGTACCGTCTGCAGCCGGTGCCGGTTCGATGATGGATTTGTTGATTATGATCTGACCACCAACAGATAGCCCGGCGTTGTCCATTATCATTCGCCACGATTGGGTAACAACTTTCTGTGCTTCCCTTGTCAGATACGGAACGCCATAGCCAAATATGCAACTATCATCGCGCTCGAAGTTGAATACGCTGAATGGCTGGTCTTCTGTGTCCATGGGATTAACGGCGGCTTTTATAACAATCCCCTGGCATACCCAAACCACGCCTTGGTATTCTTCCAGCTCGTCAACCTCTGCTTCGTGGTCAATTGCTCCACACGCCTGCAGGTCTATTACATCTACTGGTCCATGCCTTTCCCAGACCACATATCGTTTTTCGTCGCCTACTGCGGAAATGTCTGACATATTCCGGAGCTCTGTTAAATAATCAGGTGCCACTCGGTTCGGTGATTGCTGAAGTACCCGGCGTATCTGATTTTTCATGAAATCATCACGCTTCGCCAGGCGTATAAGATCCCGCCGTGTCATCCAGTGGCGCTGAAAGTTTATATCGCTGTCTTCAATCCTGGTTGCTGACATTGTAGGAAAGAAATCCCACGTTGGTACCAGTTCAAAGCCTGGTCGGTTGTCTTCCATGTCTTGCAGGACGTATGCAACATTTTCCTCATCATCCTTTTTCTCTATCCATGCCCTACGACCTTTCCCGAGAAGTACCGGCCCCTTCATCACTCCCGTTCCAAGCAAACAGCCGTATCGAATAGCTTCACGGCCTGACGCCTGGTAGTTGCACTCTGTTAGCTGGTCATCGATTTCCTTTTCCATCAACTCAGCACGTTCTTTTGCGTTACGTTCTGCTACTTCTTTTTCGGAGAGTAGTTCTGCTTCAGGCTGCGCTGGATCTGCTGGCATTGGTTGCATTTGCATTGCTGCGGGGTCCGCTGGCATTGCTGTAGGCTGCCCCATTTCTACTGCTTGCCCTGGTTGTGGTGGCTGCCCCATTGGTGCTGGTAATTGTTCTGGCTGTGGTGCTGGCTGTGGCTGTGCTTCTGCTTCAACAGGTCCTTTTATGGCAAGTGTAGGAACGGGAGAAGGATCAAGAGCCCAATTTTTCTCGTCAGTAGGGAAAAGCATATCCGAAAGCCTGGCCTCTGCTGCATTGGTCTTCTTCCGTGTAATGTTGACGTTTAAGCCCGATCCCGTATTGTCTGGTTTTTTTATTCGCTTTGTTGAATCATCTTGAACACCGTTGTACTGTCTGATGTCTTCAAGCATACGAAGTTCAACCGGCATCCTATGACGCTCAAATTCTTGCGCCTCTGCTTCAACACCATTGCCAAACAACTGAAGTTTCTCTTCCCATTCTCTTATTGCAGCCTGCTCACGTTCCTCTTCAGATTCCTCGACTTCAAAGCCCTGGATATCTGCAACCATTTCAACTCTGTCCTGGTCGTATTCGGTATCTCTTTCCTCAATCATGTGTACGTCCTATACCCGGAAACGACCGGCTGAATTTTATTGCTCTCGAATTCACCACGCTGAAACTGGCAAATATATTGAAGGGCCTGGTTGGGGAGTACGTACTGATTATCATCTGGCTTATCGCTGTAGCGGATATCATCGGTACCCTGGATTTCCATCTGTCTGAACTGATACCCGCCTGCCAATCCATCACGAAGAACTGTGCATGACGGGGAAATAGTTATTGCCGGGCGACCACCTGAAAGCTGATTGAAGTACCAACGAACCGCTTCCATTCTCCTGCCTAAAAGGTCCGAGTCTACTGATTCAATGGTGAGCCCTGCTTCTTCGATCTCGTCAATTATCAAATTTGCGTCATTGTCTGTGGTCCTGGAGGAAGAAGCCGCCTTGAATGAAACGATCTCGTAATGACAGCCACGGTATTTCCCTCTCAATAATGGCTGCAGTACAGATGTAGCAAACTGGCTGACACCTGAGTTCCGTACTATCACTTCTTCGATGATCCGTAATTGCCCGGAAATGTTGACCTGGGCGATAACTGCACACTGTGTGGTTTGTTTGGCTGCGAACCCTATGACCAGGCCATGACCTTTGATTGGCCACAATTCATCAAGGGAAACGTGGAGGATTTCATTGAATTGACCGGCATAGGCTGCACGACCGGTAAACTTTTTCTTCCTGATGATGGGAGCCAGGGCGTAACGTACGCCGTCCATCCAATGATTATTGGCGTCAATCAGGACCGGGAGGATATCTCCGGTCTGCTTATCGATCTTGTACGACCATAGCCTGGCCTCTTTCGCCACCTTGACACATCGCTCATGGATGATGATCTCGTCGTAACTTCTGAGGTGGGTAATCCCGTCCTCAACACTTCCAGGCCATTTATCAGCACCAACACACCGATATCCTTCTGTCTGCATGTGGGATATAAGTTCAGGCCGAGCATTATCAGCCCGGACCATGTGCTTTTTTATCCCTGGTATCTCATCGAAGGTAGCCGGTGTATCTTTGATCTCGATACCCTTCTCGCCTGCCTCGTAATCAATGTACAGGCGGTTGCCGTTGATGAAACACCGCACAAGGGCGAGTGGGTCAGACGAGAACCCCCAATCGCACCCGTAATAAGGCCCACCATCCACCTCTGCAGGCATCTTGAAATCTGCAACACGCCATTTCCCCCCTAATACTTGAGCATCTGTCCTGGTTAAACATTCACCTTCCCAAACATGGGCATATACATCCGGGTCGCGCTTTTGATCTGCAAGTCGTTCTTGCTCCAACTCTTCAGGGAACCACGGATTATCCACATAGTTCATCTTCACTATCTTTGCATTGTCTGGTGGATCCATGACAAAACGCTTGTGAATTGGTGCGTCATGGCTTTCGCTATTCCAAGTGAGCCATATTTCCGAGCCAGGCTTACGAACAGTTGGCAGTAAAACCCGGAATGATTCTTCGCTTGTTGTCTCCGCTTCTTCGACCCAACAGATATCAATTCCCTCTGTTGACTTGATTTCCCGGTAATTGTGGCGCAATCCTTTGAATAAAAAATGCTCGTCGAATAGTATTGACCGAAGGTAAGATTCCCCATAGTCGAAGAAGTCCCCCAATCCATGGGCCTCGAGACGATCAATTAGGATCTGCAGCACTGAGGCCTTAATACTGTTTTGCAGCTCCCTGGTACAAAGGATCCTTGTCTTAGAAGAGTAGGCCCGAAGCAATGCCATATCCGCAAAGCTCCATGATTTAGCTGAACCACGGCCACCATACGCGCCTCGATACCTGGCCTCACCTGTGAAAACTGGAACCAGCTTTCCTGGGAGCTTCAGATCAAGTATAAATTCGTTGGTGTCCTTTTCGTTCATTTGTCAGCCACCCTCAATGCTCATACCAAGACACAGTGAAACCCAAACCATCATGGACAAACATCACCGGGGTCCAGCCATAAGGCGTCAACATGGTGTAGTAATCACCGCCAGCGTGTTCGTAACAGAGGGCGCTTATTTTTTTTCCTGTCATTTTTCAACCTCACCAGGAAGAACGAAAGTAACTCTGGCTTTCAGTGTCATGGGTTTTCCATTCTCATCAAGAAATGAATGTTTGTTCTCCCTGACTTCCTTGAAAGCACCAACGCCGATATGCTTGCCAATCATTTCAAGGTTTTTAACTTTGTCAGGCCACTTGATTTTCTTCATGATCCCGATCATCTTTCGTTCGTTGCCTTTCCCCTCGAACAATTCTGAAACGTCAATACCTGAAAGAAACTGACGCCAAACTTTCGGCCACCGGCTGATATCCTTGATCGATCCGTCTTCGTCCAGGATGTCCAAGACATCCATTTGGTCGATATCCACCAACCTGTTCAGCACATAATCAGCATCAACCTTGACTTTCTTTGACCTCTTGGCCATCAGCTCGGCAAGGTAAGTGTCAACTTCATCATTCTTCAACAACCGCTGGCCCTGTGAGTAAGCAGATCTTTCGCTGTACTTGGCACGTATTGCCGCCTGGGTTGCGTTTAAATCGACTAGGTACTCATCACAAAAGCGTTTTTGTTTGGCTGTGAGCTTCATCCTCTCCTAAAAACAAAAACGCCCGACCAGTATCAAAAGATACCAATCGGGCGTTATATCGAATCCCCGGTGAACTCGCGGGGGCAATACTCCGTAACCGGTTTAAACTAAATAATATTAATCAGATTAAGCGTTTTTACTTCAGCATTTGAAAACCCCTTGTTCATTATTTGAGTTGTTGCCGTAACTGTTAAAACATCACCCTCACCACAATTCATCGTGGCACGATCAAGGGCAGCCTCAAAAGCCGCCAGGATAGCTTTTTTACTTCCTTGTAACTTTGAGGCTGGCGAGTGCCGCTTGATCCTTGTCGGGGGTGTTTTGTTGGTCATATAATGGTAATAATAAACTGTTAGTATTACTTTTGCAAATAACAATCTACTTTTAGTTTAATTATTCGTTGTTAATATTGTTATTACCCTTGATAATTAACTACTGGTGAATTAATATAGAGTTGTGTTTAGAGGTTGTAATTTTTTATGGCGTCACTCAATCCACCATTTTTCCAGGCATCAACCAATGCCTCTGTTAACATTTTATTCATTGCGACATTGATACCTTTGGAGTGACAACTATAACCAAAACCACAGTCAATATCGTCCTTTAACGTAGGGTACCGATCAAACAACGATCCCCCGAAGTAACTGGAGGCTGTTCCTTTCCATACTTCTTTCTTGGTATCGTTATCGGTAAGAGTGAGGTTTATCTCTATTGCAACTTTATGGGCAAAGTGAAACATTGTATAAAATTGAACAATATCACCGGATAGAGTTAGCTTGCTGGTTTTGTCAGTATTGTATCCAGCATCCTTTAAGAATTCAGAAACCGTATCACCAACGGCCAGTGAAAGAGATTCTTGTATGTCTATTGCTTGGAGTGTTTCTCCAAAACCACCGACAAGCCGACCTATCCTTTTATCACTCTCAGGATAATCAACACGCGAATCTTTAAAAGGGGCGACTGTCAGGGATTTGTTTTGTAGTGATGCTGTAGTGTTTAATCCTGAGACTTGGGAGTAATCCAGACTACCCACATATGGACCACCAGCACAGCCCGTAAGCCAGGATATACTTATCAGCAATATTATTTTAACCATTGTTTTCATTTCGTTTTTACGCTCCTTTTGTTTTTAGTTTAACTGCTATAAATGCTTCTTGTTATTTGTATTTGTTTTTGACAATAAAAACCATAAAAAAACTATTTGACTTTAATTATAAGGTCGGGTAGGCTCCTTTTTGTTGCTGGAATACCAGTAACCGGGTTTGACAGCCCGACGCACAAGAGGACACCCGCCCTCTTTTAATTAAAGATTGGCGGTTTTTTTATGTCCATCCTTACGATCTCCTTTTGGTCGTTGGGCAGGGAACCTTCGGGTTCGCCGTTCTTGTGTACGGTCTGTCAACCTGCTCAACGGCCATTTTTCGTTTTGACAGCGAAGAATGGTAAATGTTTTCTCACACAGGAGCATCACCATGAAAGAGTTAATCACCATCCAGTCCAGTACTATTTCTGAGCAACAAATCAAAACAGTTGATGCACGAGAGTTACATTCTTTCCTGGAAATAGGAAAGGACTTTTCCACCTGGATCAAGGGCAGAATCAAGAGTTACGGTTTTGTCGAAAGCGTTGACTATGTGACTGATTCCCGCTCCCCCGTTTTGGGGAGCGGGAATAGGGGCGCGTCCACCGATTACCACCTCACCCTGGACATGGCAAAAGAAATATCCATGGTGGAGCGAAATTCCAGAGGCAAACAAGCAAGGCTATACTTTATCGAGTGTGAAAAGTTTGCCCAACAAATTCCTGTTGACCCGATGAAAGCGCTTAACGATCCCGCAGCCATGCGTGGCCTGTTGTTGTCTTACTCGGAAAAGGTTCTGGAACTTGAGACAGAAAACAAGGAAATGGCCCCAAAAGTGGAAGGTTTCGAGAGAATAGCCGGTTCTGATGGCTTAACATGCATCACGGACACCGCAAAATCTTTACAAATGCGCCCCAAGGATCTCTTTAGCTGGTTATCAACAAACAAATGGATATACAGGAGGGCAGGGGGGAAAGGCTGGCTGGCTTACCAAAGCAGGATACAACAGGGTGTGCTCACTCACAAGGTGACTACTGTTTCGTTAAGTGATGGTCAGGAAAGGATTGTTGAGAGCGTCAAGGTAACACCAAAGGGCCTGGCTATGCTTTCTAAAGTGTTTGTGGAGGTGGCCGCATGAGCGCCAAACCAGTAATGTTATTAAAAATTGAACATATAGAAAAAGCTGCCTATGCCCTACAAGGGATAAGCAGAATCTTGCAGGATATTGATATTGACGAACCACATGACAGCTATACTGTTGGTGGCCTTATATCTGGTGTTGAGACACTGGCTATATTTATTGATTCAACTATTTGTGAAATTGGAACTGTAATTTAAAACAAACCCCTTACCGTGGCACAAGATATCCCAAAATTGTGCCACGGTAATTACAATTACCCTCCTGTTTTTACCATTTTACCACTCATCAACTCCCTCCTGTCTTCAATAAGCGCCTCCAATAAAATATTATAATTTACGTTGTCAGTAACCTTTTCCTTCACCAATTCCCTTGGTGGTAAGTATGTCGGGTCCGCAATCATCTGTTCAATGATATCATCCATGGATACCCGGTGTTTTAACCACATTCCGTCGAGTGCCTGTATAGGGTCTTGACCTTTCATCCTACCAGCCTTCTTGAAATTATGCAGCCGGTCAGAATCGGAAGAGTATTCCTTGTTCTTTACTCCAAGGGTTTCTACACAATCGTCGATCCTTGCTTCTACCAGGTTGTTAAATGTTTCGTGTCTCATTTGTTCTGTTCCTTTTTTTTTTATTTGCCCTGATATGTTGCATTGTGCTTTATTATCAGGGTGAAAAGTCGTGTTAATCAGTGGTTATGCGCCGCTAATCGACACATGCCGGGGCCATAACATCGTCTGGGACATCTGTTGGAACTTCCCGGCCTGATAGCCTGCCGGCCAGAGTTTCAAATCTAAAATCGTTTGGGCATTTGGCTACGTTCAGTTTGCCGTTGTCCGACAGAGACGCGGCCATTTGGACCAGCAATTTCTTCCGCTCCTCCGGCAAAAGTACAACGCAAATTTGTCCGTCAACCTCAACCATCACGGATATTCGTCCTATCTCCATTGCACCTCCTTGGCGCATAACCATGTTTTTCAAGCCGACGCCGTGAGGCTTGCGATTTTCAAGGGTAAGCCGGTGGCGGCGCGGCTTAAAAACAACGTTGTACCGCTATGCGGCGAGACGTGCTTTATGGTACTCATTCCACGTTGTCGCATTGTACAAAGCTTTGTGGTTTACCCATCTGGCAAACCATCGTTGTTCCTGTGTTGGCTCCGTTCCTTCTTTATCTCTGTAAGGCTGGCAAAAAGGATCTATATTCATAGCCTTTAAGAACATTACTCGCTCAATGGCGTCTGGCAGGTCTTTCACCAACACATAGCAGAAATAACGCCTGGGGGTGCAATTCTCCCACCTTAAACGGGTAACAGCATTTCTTATAGAATCAATCTGGCTCACTGTATCGCAGGCCAACCTTACAGGGTGCAACCATTGAATTTTTGCAAGCCTCTTGGCAATGGCATTATCAATCAACCTAGCGTCAAGCCCTTGGTTAAAGTCAACCTTTAGGCCAAGTTTGGCTATTTTCTCAAGTTGCTGTATGCCGTGGTCATGAGCTAAAACATTGTTGTCCATCAAGATCACCTCTTTATGAATGGCAAACTCTTCAATATCTGCATGGCCTCTAATCATACCCTCTTTTTTAGGGACAAAACACCATGGGCAATTACGGATACAACCACGGGTCAAGAAGCCATAAGACTTTTGACAATCGTACAGAGAATAATCTGGGCAGATATGCTCTACTTCATCCGGCAAGGTTTTAACAATATCGTTTCCAGTGCCGCCGTGATCCGTGTTGTTTGGTAGGTAACTATCACCCTTTGTCCACGTAAAAACCTTTGAGGAATAAACCTTGTCGTAACTATTCCCGAATAAGGCGTTGAACCATTCAACAGAATGACCTTGCGCTTTATGCCATGCGCTCAGTTTCATCAAGGCCACATTGGGGTAACCGTTCTTTTCGTTGTCGTGAATTGCTATTTTCATATTTCAAGGGGTCAACGCTGTACAACAAGTCACTCAACTGGACCAGAATACTCGTCCAGTTAAAATTATTTATGCTTCAATGGCTGGCCAGTTAGCTAAAATCGTTATGTGTCCAAACGACAAGCAAAGCAAGCGTCAGGAGTTTCGTTTTGCACTCTTTTGCAAAGTGTATCATTTTCAATATGTAAATTTTCTATTTCGCTTTCCAAATCTTCAATTTCCTCTCGCAATCTAGAAAGCTCAGCATTAAATCTACCACTACAACACTCTGATTCCGGCAGTCCACAGTCAACGCAAAGAATTACTCCCATGGCCATTACAAATCCGCCCTGACAAGACAGTCCTTAGCTTCCAGGAGTTTGCGTAAACCTGCTGTCTTTTCTGCGCTGTTCTCTATGTTATCGTTCATTTTCCTCGCCAATTCGCAGATAGGCTTACTGACCTTCTGTAAATGCTCTGGCAGATGCTCATACTCAAAAAACTTCATAATTGGATTATCCATAAAAAATCACATAACAAGCAAATGCACCCGACAAGAGCCAGCGCCATTTTCAGGCTGTCCAGGTTCATTGCTTTCCTTAAATTTGTACTTTGTTTCCGGCTTCTTGCTTCTTGGCTCTTGCCGGTGATTTAAAACGTTATGCCTCATTTACTCCACTCTTTCCCTGTATGTGGGCAGATTGAATCTACAGGGCAGTCATCGCAGTATTCGGGGTTCTGCTCTCGCGGGCCGAGAACGCAGCCCCACGGGCGCGGAGCCTTGTCTTCACTCCAATCATGCGGCACAGGTATGTGCTGAGCCGCCAGTGTGCACAGGCGTTGCAGCTCCGCTTTGTCAGCGGCCACTTGGTCGCGCTTTCGCGTTTTGAGTTCGTTGTATTCGGCTTCGGTCAATAGAATTTGCATAATCAGTAGCTCCAGTGGACGCGGTTAAACGTCCGGTTATTGTTCAAGTTAAGTTGCCGCGCCACTGAGCACGGCGTTATCTTCCACAAATATTGCAGTTCCCAATTGCTTCTATTACTATAGTGTCTGCTGCTTCCATGATGCCTATTCCAGTTGACCAGTGTGGTCGTGCATTATTAAGACACCATTCTTGCAACTTATCATTCTCTCGGTCGTTCAGGTCGGTTGTTGCAAATTTACCACGCACAAATTCCGGTGGTTTTTCTCCTGTGATAGCTCTCAATGCCTCAAACAGTGGGTTTTTAATTTCTTCTTCCATGGTAAATACTCGTTTAAATTAAAAGATAACAAAACATTACAGCGGAACGGAAATAGCCCCGTCCGCTGAATTCAACCGTTAGAAAGACTTGGCCAAATCGGTAGCCATCCCCCACCCATCAACATCTGGTTTAAATCTCGCCACCGGTGCGGCATCATTGTCGGCAAAATGTGGGTCAAGTCTTGCCGTAGGTGTATATCGGCCCCGATAGACCATCACCTTTAAACCTTCAAAGTTAGTGCAACCGGCATACTTAACTTTCAAAACATACCCATTGCGAAATTCTGCGATGTCAACCAGCGCCCACCTGTCCGGGCTTGGGTTCGGTGCTGGTGCTGCATAGTTTGTAAAACAACTTCTGCTAAATGGCCCTGGCATTCCCACCTTTTATACCTCCGTCTTTATCGGCGTTACGGCATTATCAATTTATTAAACCAAGGCAGCCCTTCAACAAATCCACAAAAGATCCGCCAATCAGGGTGCCTGTGGTTATGCCTGGCCCGGTACATGCTTCGTAACGCCTGGTAGCTAATTTTCACGATCCTGGTGTAAACCTTCTCGCCAAGATCCCGTTGCTTCTGCTCTGCCAGTTCTTCCCCGGTGAGTTTCTTTAATTCTCGATGCATGGCCGAACTTGTGGAAAGACACTCAACACCATGGCGATATGTTTCAAACTCGATCATAAAGCCGACTTGCATTTCCATTATCAAATAAGCGTCAATACCCCTGATAGCTTTTGCATGATCAGGACCGGCCTTTATCAACCTCCCGGCCAGGATAGCATCGCTTTTCCCAAGCACGTTATCAATGGTATCACCCTGGCCACCCTTTGGCAGCCTCATTGCCTTCATTGCCTCATTCATTCCTTTTACGCTCATCAGTCTTACTTGTAGCTGTTTGTACATTGTTCTTCTCTCAGTTTTCATTATTTTATTCTGCTTCAATCCACGTATCTACGAGATTTCCCATCATTTCGTCTATAGTGTTTTGCTGTTCTTCCTTTGTTAGTCTTTTCCACTCGTTTTCACTGTATCCAAGCTCAACGGTACATTCAGAACCTACCGTATCCGTTGAAGCATGTAAGACCATTTGTTTTTCACTCATCCTTTTCACCTTGTTTTGTTCTGGTCACAAATAGCTTTTATCTATGTGCCACCTTCCCTTAGTTAAATTGTGCATAATCAAATTCAAGAATGTCATAGAGTTTATCCATGCTCTTTCCTGCACCCTCAAGCGCTTTAAAATTTCTCCCGTCCCTATCCATATGGTTTATTAGTTTTTGCACTCCTGGGAGAACTGGCGCTACCAAGTCACCCCGTATGCTGCCCTCTTTGTAAATATCTGTCAGGTCGATTGCCAATCTCTCGGCTATTCTCGTCATTTCAACAGATGTGTATTCTTTCCTGTCACCTGGAATAGAATCCCTGAAGGCTGCGAACCTCTTATGAATCCATGCCTTATTTACGATGATTGGCCATTTATCCACGGCCACCCTTGCGGCCATGTTTGTTTCGGCCATCGCTTCCTTTAGTTCGACTTTTGCAAACTTGTCTTCAATCCGTAATGTCTCCATTGCTCCAATTATAATTACCAGCATTGTGACTGCCTGATTTGCTTCTCTGCTCATATTGTTTTTTCCTTTTTTTTGTTTTGTATTTGAATATGGTAATAGCATCTGGCCACTGTTGCGCGGCTCGGGATTATCGTCCACCGTTCTGTGAATTCTTCCTCTAAATCGATTACCCTCAAACAACGACCGTAAGGACTGCCGTTTCCCTTTTCCCATCCGACAGAAGGGGAGAACCTGGGACAACCCTGGCAATAGTTTACTTTCATCAGCTTAGCCGTAAGCATCACCTTTGGTATTCTTGATACTATGGGCTCACATACTGGCTTTTTAACTTCAAGGGGCTTTTCTACGGTTTTGCTTGTGCCTTTTTTCAGGTGAGCAAAACTCATAATCCCGGTTGTTGATTTTTTTGCCGGTTCAATGGTCAATGAAGAATAAGCGGCTTGTCTTGTTCCAGGACTCTTTTTTTCTTTAAGATGTGCGAAGCTCATGATAGCCATTTTTATCTTTCTCCTAAAATGCCTAACAACATTCCGTGAAAGTTGTACGCTACATCACAACTGCAACACTCGTCCGCTGAATACGTATTAAGGTCATATATGCCTATATCTATCTTATTTATTATTAGTAGTATAAATATATATATTATAGAGTATAGAGTACAATATTGGCTATAGCCCTTTAAAATCGGGGGTTGAGGTTGTACGCCATAATTTTTATATGGCGTACAAAGTGCCATTGTGGCGTACAATCCATTTTTCAACGTGTACGCCACATTCATTTTTTTGTACGCTAGAAAATGCTCCATTAGAAAGGCACCTCTGTTTCATCTTCCTCTGACAACCATTTCCAGGGGATTTCAATATACATTGAATCCTTTATCTCCTGAATTGACGCTGTAGACCAATATTGATTATTCCGAATTGCCCTTAATACACTGCTGCTTTTGCCGCTATTGATCCTCTGAACCCTTATTCTCTTTCCATCTGCTACGACCGTTGTAGTAGTCTTTAAAATAGCCTGGTACTGCTTATTAGCGTTCCAATTCGTACCCTTGTAATCGGTGTTCTCTTCATCGTTGAATTGCATGGCGTCTGATACAGCCAGCTTGAGTTCATTTCCTGTTAGAACATCAGAGGGGTATTGATCTATAACCATGTCAAAAGCTGTTTGTAATTTACTCCTTCCGTCAACCTGCAGCGCCCGTTTAGCTGGCGTCATTTGGGCCTGGCCGGGGATAAAGTCGTTACTGATTTCCCTATCCATTAGATGGTGATATACAGCAAGAATATTTTTACGGTCATTAATCCAATCCCATAGGAGTTTGTAATTGTCGGGGTGCATAAGATCCTGGCCGGTTGAATCGACTACGAATAAACGCCTGTCCCCATAAGGAATTTTTACACAATTGGCGTGGTTAGAAAAACCAATAATATTGGAATAAATAGGGAATGTTCCATTTCTCCCCCCTTTCAAGTTTAGAGATAAAGTTTCATTTGTAATGATGTCTTTCAGGGCATCCAATACCTTGTAACTGATACCCGATTCCCCTTCCGGATCTATCTCTTCAATACAGGAAATTTTCTTATTGTATATCCAATCACCCCATTGGGTGCCACTTCTCCCGAGTCCAGTAACATCAAGTATCTTTCCATTGGAAAAGTTTTGAAAACCAACAACCCTGCTTATTATTGCCATTATTAAAGACTTCCCGAGCCCAACGCCTGAAATACACACAGGCATTATTCCCGCCCTTTTGTGTGGGTGCTGAAGGGTGAAAGCTAACCAATCTTCTATATATCCTTTGTGTTCGTGAAAAACCGTGTCCATGATCATATTCCATGGATTCAACCTGCTTTCCTGTTCACTGGGTGGCAATGGTTCCTCTCCGTGGAACGGCAAACGGTAGGTGTTGTAATACGTCCGACCATCTTCGCTCTTGAAAATCATTCCCTTGCCTGGGCTGTATCTTAGTGAGTTGGCAGTCTTTTTGCTTTCTGACAACAACCAGTGTTTAGTCAGGGGCATAACCTTTAATGTACCGGCCTCATCCTCATACCTATGAAAAGAACCGGCCTGTGATATCGTAAAAGCCCGTTCTATCATCATTGATTCCTTGATATCATGGCCCCTGGTATCAATGATTTTGTTTTCAGAAGTAAGAAATACATAACGCTCAAACATTGCTTGCTCTGCGTCGATATCATTATCAAGGGTATCCTCTTCCTCTTCCTCTTCCCTTACAGGTGGTTGCCATTCCATATCTGTGAACCTGGTGGCACTGTTAAAGCGCTCCTTGATACTTTCCCCGGTAAGGTCTTCTTTTAACAGATCATTGAAGTCTTGCTTTGTTGGTTTTTCGGTAAAACAAGTATCATCAGGAGACACCAAAAAAGCCTTTCGTCCTTCCCTGCTGGCTTCAAACTTCTCGGCCATGATATAGGCTGCCTTTTGTCCAGGCATTGACGCGGCCGCTTTTTCGCGGACCGGATCGGAGTCCACCAGGATATAAAGAACTTCTGTTTCTTCCGGGATGATCAGGTTTTTCATTCCTGCTGTGGAAAGAGTGGCAACACCATTTTTCCCGGTGGCCTGCATAGCTGAGAGAACGGTTTCAATTCCTTCTCCCGCTACTATTTCGGTCATATCTCCTTTGCGGTCGAACCATACGCCCCGCCCGTCACAGTTACCAAGCATTTTGGCGCCTGTTTTAGTGTGATCTTCGGTATCGATAAATAAGCGCTGTACTGCGAAAACCGATTTATCAGAAGGCTTTGAGGCTGCGGCAACGATCATGTTGACCATATCGCCACTTTTCTTATCCTTATAGGAGTTCCACTTTAGGCATACAGGCCATGGATCAAAGGCTATTCCACGGTTTGAAAAATACTGATGGGCATTTTCCAAGCCTTCTTTACTTGCCATTTTCCAGACAAAGGATTCCTTTTCTTCCTCTGGTACCGGCTTTTTGTAGGTTGTAGGGGGAGAGTTTTTCTTTGATTTGCTCGAGTCCGGTTTCCATTCAGGGAGCGCACCATCAGCCCTCATTTTGTCCTTAATCTCTTTGAATGATGCACCGCACCCGTGACACTGAACTATAACGTCACCATCTCCCTTATCCTTCACAGCCAGCGCCGGGGTATTCACGTTTTCATGGCAACAACAGAATGTTAGCCACCCGGCACCGTTTTTTACTTCCTTGCCATGGCCGTAGAAACTGGCTATTTCTCTGGCGAGAGACATATAATTATTCCCCCTGCCCTACTAATTGTAACTTCATGTAAGTATTCCTTTCGCCACTGACCACATTAGACAGGCCGCGCTTGATAGCCTTTTTATCACCCACTACGTGCAGCTCTTGCCTATACCTGGAAACGCCGGTGTAAAGGATACTGCGGGACCACATATAGTAATGAGACGAATGGCATACCAGGACACCATATTGAAATTGTGAGCCCTGGCTTTTGTGTACAGTCATGCAATAGCCGAGGGTCAGCTGTTTGATGTCTTTTGTTTCCCGGTAGACGATGGTTTCCCCGTCAAAATCCACTGTTATTTCATCAACGAAAGGTTCAATATTCGTAATGATCCCGGTAAAACCGTTAAAAACGCCAAGCTGATAATTGTTTTTTGTTTGAAGGACCTTGTCACCTACGCGGAGAGTTAACCAAGCAACCTTAATCTGCACCTTGTCCGGGTGAGCTGGATTTAGAGTTTCCTGCAGGTACTTATTTAGAGAATCAACACCACATACACCTGTTTTTTGCGGGGAAAGGATAGCGTAGTCCAGCTTTTTTTCATGCCAATCTCTACAAAGCCCGGCTACTACCTCGGGGATATCCTCTTTATCTTCTTGCTCGTTAAAGAAAAGATCATCCTGCAGGACACCACCAAGGGTGTTCTCTCCTGGTTTTCCGAATACCGGGTATTCACCTGTCAGGACCGAAAGGCAGGCATTAGCTATTAGGCTTCCTTGGGCCTGCCGGTGATTAGTGGTAAGCCTGTTCACCATTTCCTTTGGACCGTAGTTTATAAGATCAGTGAAAGGTTGACCGGGGGCAACGGGAGGGAGTTGGTTATCGTCACCAACTAATATGAGATAACAATTTTCTGGCAATGCTACGATGATCTTTGAAAGCAGCATTGAATCAACCATCGACGCCTCGTCTACTATCACCAGGGAGGCATTAAGGGGGGATTCTTCATTATACCCCCACCCGGTACCAGGATTAAATTCTAATAACCGGTGAATGGTTTTTGCTTCATTGAAACAATTAAAACCATCAAGAGCAAAGGCGTCATTGATAACTTTTGCTGCTTTCCCGGTTGGTGCTGTCAGGTATGTGGTTTCATTTTTGATACCGTTATCTTTATCCTCCCACAATTGGATAAGAAGGTGCTGGATGGTATATGTTTTGCCTGAACCACCAGCACCAATAAGTAATGCTGCTGCTGTGGTCAGGTTGGAAATATTATCTACTGCTGATTGTTGTGATTCATCAAGCATGTGCTGCCACTCCTAAATATTCAAGGATTGAAATCTCAGCACTGAGAAGGGCCCTGCTATAAACCCGCCCTTTTGATACTGAAACCTTTCCCTCTTTTGACAGGAAATGTACTTGTTTCCTAATATCTTCAATATCAGGGGCTGATGTCATTGGTACCTCTGCTTTCATTGCTGTCTGTGTGAGTGTTTCAAGAACTGTTTTGGCTAAACTCCACCCGTTGTGCCAAATATGGCCACCATTAGAGGCACCATCGTCCAGTACGAAAACAATACAGGCCGCAATCCTTGAAGGATTACCGACTGCAATACCGGCTTTGAGTGCTATCTTGTCAACAGTGAGAAAGCCAAAACCATCAATTTCGGTTAATCGGTAGGGGTCCTGGGATACTATTTCGATAGATCTACTTTGATATATTGAGTATATGGCCTGGGCCTGGTGGTCAGTGAGCCCGATTCCCAAGAGATATACGGTTGCTTCGTATGAACTGAGCAAGTTTACTGCAATTGCCTGGGCTGTTTCGACGTGTTCCTTTTTGACGCCTATTTTCTCAGGGTCCTCTGTTGCAAACTTCCAGGCATTTTCGTGGCCGTGTTCCTGGACTGCCATCATTGCCTTTTTTGGTCCGATACCAGGGAGCCTTTGAAGGAGTTTAATCACGCCTGTATCTGTTGAAACGTCAGGGGTTGCAGGTACAATGGTTTCGCATTTCATTTGAGGACCGAACTTGCTACTCTCTAGTTTTCCAGTACAAGTAACCTCTGTGCCTACGTCAACCATTTCGGCCAGTGTTCCGGTAAAGCCTAAAGATTGATCATGAATAGAGAATACCGCCCACCCTTCAGAATTTCTGAACCGGATCGCTGATATTTCACCGGTTATTGTTTTGTTTTTGTCTTCCACTTCCATATCTCCTGTTATGGCTTTTTTTTGAATCCATATATGATCTTTTTTGCGTAACTGCTGGCAACTCCCCAACTGTCACCACTCGCCCAATATTTTATAGTCAAAAACAAGCACTGTATTTTATTTGCCACTGTGGGCTACCCTCTTATATTAACGTGATCATTTTGGTTGGTTTTTTTTGCTCTGTGATAATCACCTCGCAACCAGGCATGGACTTTTGGGCTATGCTTTTCAATTCAAAATTGAGGAGATCTGGATTAATGCACGTTGAGCTTAGGTGCATAGCAACCACGTACTGTAAACCAGGCCATGCAACCGTCTTGAGCACATCGAACGCACACTCGTCGCGAAGGTGGCCAGTGTGCGAGGCAATACGTTCCTGTAGTTCCGTGGGGTATGGGCTATCTATCAGCATTTCAATCGAGTAACTTGTTTCAATAAGAATGGCGTTGCAGTTAAGTAGGTGGGGGATTATTTCATCTGGTATGCAGCCGGTATCAGTTAACAGGGCAAGTTTATTTCCTGCTGTATCCTGTACTATGTAACCAAGACATTCAGAATCGTGTGATAATGGGAAACTAGAAATAAATGGTTCGTCCACATCATTTCTAAGCATGTTATCCTTGAGAATCCAAGGTGAGCAATGATCTTTATGGTAATGCGTGACGTAAATACCGCCTATATCTTCAATAGTCTTACCTATGATTGCCAGGCGTTTTTTTGTGGCTATTTTGGTGAAACCGCAATCAATAAGTAAACGCCGCCCGTCCACATCGATATACGTTGAATTGCCCTTGCTTCCAGAACCTAGAACGACGAACTTAATCATTTGATATCTCCTTAAACACCTGGCGGGAGGTATCCCGCCAGGTGTGGTTATTTGTTGGTGGTTTGTGAAACCGGTTTAGAATTCTTCGTCGGTTTTTTCTGCTGCTGGTGGGGCGTCTGGTGTGTCGGATTCTGTAGTGTCTTTGATATCAACATTGACAAGCTGCGCTCTGATAGCTGCCATATTATCGGCATCAGGAATATCAAGGAGAGTAAGCCCTGAAAAGGTTGGAACATAGAAAGTACCTGAATCGTTTGTTATCTTTTCCAGATTCATATCAAAACCCATTGCCCACATAGGCTTTCTCTTTGCCTGGGAAATCATAGAAACTGCAGACACAATCTTGCGAAGAGGTTTGAGTGCTGTGGATTTCACTGAAAACCACATGGGCATATATGTTTCTACGTCAACGACAAGGAGATTCCACGTTTCCTGGCATCGTGGGGCTGCATTTCCTGTACCCCAATTAGCATAATCACAAAAATGTTTGCTTCTCTCACCTGGCATAAGACTACAAGAATCACACATAGGGGTAGCTCCTTCGATATCACCTGCTGGCGTAACAAAATCATGCGATCGGCAAAGCGGATCATTGTCGCGCTTGTATTTTTCAGGGAAAAGGATCCTTGATTTTGACAGTTTGATCATGACCACCCGTAAAGTGTCCTGATAGTCTCCGGTAACATTGATACAGAATTTACCGACCTGTTCCGGGGTGATCTCCGGGGTAGTCGGTTGGGTAACAGACAATCGTGGAATAATTAAATCACCGGCGTCCAGTTCCCCAAGGCCATTGTCGAAAGGTTCCTGGTTGGTCATTGCTGTGGTGGTTGTCTCAACTACTGCTACTTCATTTGATTGCTTGGGCATTATACTTCTCCGGTAAAGGTAATATGGGGGATATCCCCGTTGATGATCGCGTCGAGTAACGCTTTTGCTATTCTTTTGTTGTTGGTGAAGGTCAACAGGCTGTTGCCAGCGGCCTTGTAATCATCGCTGAACCCTGTTGATGATTTAGGGGCTGGCTTTGGTGTTGGTTCTGGTGTTGGTTCTGGCGTTGGTTCTGGCGTTGGTTCTGGCGTTGGTTCTGGCGTTGGCTTTTCAGCTTCCTCCTTTTCTTTTTTGAGGGCTGCTACTTCTGCGGCAAGTTTGGCACGTTCGGCTTCGGCTTCGGCGTCCTTTGCAGCCTGTACCTTTGCGGCCTTCTCCTGGTCGGCCTTCATCTGTTCACGTTCAGCGGCAAGTTTTGCGCGTTCGGCTTCGACTTCTTTCTCTCGCTCGATCCTTGCGGCCTCTTCTTTGGCTGCCTGAGCTGCTTCAGCTTTTATCCGGTCGGCTTCTGCGTTTTCCTGCTGAAGTTTCATGGAAAACAGTTCTTCAAGTTTGATTATTGTTTCCTTACATGCAGCATCTGCCTTTTCGATAAACTCTTGCGACCAATCACCTACAGCTTCAGAGTCTCCTTTTACTGATTCGATGGCTCCCTGAATTACAGAAGATGGTGATGAAATGTTGGCCTCAACCAATGCTCTTATTCCTGCTATCTTCTCTGCTATTCCATCAACTCGTCTTTCTTCGGCCAGGGCCTTTTCACGCTTTGCAACTTCGACCTTGGTGTCGTAGGCTTTTTTAGCTTCAGCGAATGGAGTTTCTATTTTGAGTATTTCCGTGGTGATCTCTTTAGCCTTGCTGTCTACTAATCTTCCATACTCCAGGGCGTCCTTCTTTAAGGATTTCCGCCTTTTTTCAACTGTCCCGCGTAATGGCCTGGTGGACGAAAGGGCCAGTTGGACAAATTCGTAGTTCTCTTGGACACTCAGGTCTTCCGGGACCTTTTTGAACTTCTCTGCAAGAATTGCTAATTCTGCCTTGGTCACATCGTATTTAACTACCCTGGTACCCTCTGTACCTTCTTCCACTGGATTGATATTGTTTGTTTCTTCCATGGTAAATATTCCTTTTGGTTATTGGCGAAGCCCCGCTTTCCTTGCCCTTTTTTTCATTTCACTATGAAAAGTGTGGTTGTAGTTACCACCTTTCTTGGCTGCTTTTATTGCTGCCTTTTCCGCTGCAGGTATCAGTCTATCGATAGCTTGGACGTAAGCGCTGTCAGACATATCACGCTGAAACAGCTCAATTTTCAGTAACGCTTTGCGCTTGTCTTCTCCGCTTCCTATTGCTTTCCCGGTGAGAAGACGCACCTCACTCCTTGTCAGTATTGGCATTGAAAAAAATCCTCTCAAAAAGCCTGGGATTTAACTCCAGGCTTTTTGTATATGGTTGTTGGTTTGTTTAGAAGATGGCTTCAACCTGTTCTTTAGACAAGTATGTCTTTTTGGCCCCGTTAACTATGTAATAGCCATTACTCTTTGGAGAGTAGGTATTTATGAAATCTTCATGAACAAGAATGGTCGCAAGTTTTCCTAGTGACACCTCAATGAACAGTTTCCAAAGGCCGCTAGGACCAGGAGACCTTGTGACATGAACTATTCTGAAAATATTAAGTTCGTGCTCACTGCTACAATCGGAATCTGAAACCACAAAGCAATCATGGCACTCTGATTCGTCACATGCTTGGCCTTCTTCTTGTGCTTCAACAGCTTTGCCACCTGGAGCATCAGGAAATTTGACATCGTTTGAAATGCGCCATTGATCCATATCGTGGAGAGTTCCGGTAATTACGCTTTTGGCAAGATCGGTGTTACCTGAAGTGGCCACAAGGTCGGTCCACATTTTTACGACAATCGGTGCAAAAGCATCCTGGGCCCTCAAAAGAAAAACCGGCTCATCTTGCCAATTTTGTTGTGTGGGTCTTGAATT